GGTTCCGCTAATGTTTCAGCAGCTATTACGTTAGCCACAGTTAATGCAACAGTTGGTACTTTTGGTGATGAAATTACAGTTCCTACAATTACCGTAAACGGCAAAGGTTTAATAACTAGTATTCTACAAACTATTATCCCTACCGCTACAAACGTAATTAAAGGTTTAGCTAAATTTGATGCTACACAATTCTCGCTAACTGCTGGAAATGTATATTTAGCTCAAATTGATGGCGGCACTTACTAATAAGGGCACGCTATGGCTACAGTAATAAAATTCAAACGTAGCTCATTAGTAGGACATATTCCACAACCAGAAGACTTAGACTTCGGCGAAGTAGCAATAAATGATGCAGATGGTGTTATGTACTATAAAAAGGCAAACGGCACAATCTCTAGTTTTAGCTCTGGTGGTGGACAAGATGCCTTAATTGAGCAGATAGCTAACGAAAAGGCTATTATAATGGCAATTGCCCTGGGGTAAAATATGACAACAACAACTTTTACCAATGCAATTGCCAACGCTGTAGGAACCACAGAAGTCGTGGTATTTACTGCAGCAGATAAATCAATCGTAATTGGGTGTAGTGTTAGTAATTTAAAATCTACTACTATACCTTTTACTATTAAAATGCGTAGAGGATCGGCAGATACCTACGTACACAAAGATAAACGTATAGAAGCTGGCGAACCTTTTGAGTTAATGAAGGGTAATAAGTTAGTACTGAATGCAGGCGATAAACTAATCGTGTCAGCTTTAGTAGACTCTAGCCTTGATGTAGTTTTCTCTATATTACAGGGAGTCTCATAATGAGTGGATTCTATACAGGAACAGATTTAGCCGACAAAGTATTTTATGGATTCAGAATGAATCCAGACAATGGCGGATTAGATATTGAAATTTTAGACGGCGACACTCCAGTGTCTCTTCCCCAAGATGGTATTATTGACAAGTATGACTATAAACAATGGTTTTGGTCAAAAGATACTGTTCAGTTCTCTTGGGATACTAACGGACACTTACTTATGAGGCTAATATAATATGAGTCAACTAATAGATTTAGGAAAGTTACGCTTTCACTTTGCTGGTGAGTGGGTTAATTCCACTACTTACGAGTCAAATGATATCGTAAAATACGGTGGTAATGTATATGTTTATACTTACGCACTAAAAACAAGCGGTAATTTACCTACGGACACAGCCTACTGGGCACTAATGGTTGAAGGCTTTAAGTTCAAGGGCGTATTTAACCCTGCAACTGCCTACCATGTTGGTGACGGTATTGCTTACGGTGGTAAAGTTTACGTAGCTGTATTAGATGGAACAGGTATTGTACCTCCTAATACGACATATTGGTCGCAGTTTGCAGATGGTATTCAGTACGAAGGTACTTATAGCAATGTAACTGCCTATCAAAAGAATGACGTAGTATTATACGGCGGTTCCGTATATATTGCAAAACAAGATTCAGTATCTAATGACCCTACGGTTACAGCATACTGGGATAAATTTGTAGAGGGTATTAGTGCTAAAGGCGTATACAATAACGCAACTGCATATGTACCTGGCGATATGACGGCATATGGCCCTAATATCTATCGTGCAAAAGTTAATACAACAGGTAATGTTCCTACTAGTACTACCCAATGGGAACTATTTGTAAGTGGAAGTAAATATCAAGGTATTTATAATGCTGCTACTACATATTACTTAAATGATATTGTTACTTACGGTTCAAATACATACCGCAGTAAACAAACTCAAGCAGCAACTTTACCTACTTCTACTCCTGCTTGGGAATTACTAACACAAGGCTTTAGTTATCAGGGTGTATGGTCTAGTGGTACAGCATATACTATCGGGCAGGTAGTAACTTATGGCGGTTCGCTATTCCAAGCAATTATTGATAATCAAGATACTAATCCTATAATTACAACTAGCTGGAATAAACTAGTTTACGGATTTAAAAATCGCGGTGCATGGGCAGCTTCAGTACAGTATGGAATTGATGAAGTAGTTGTATATGGTGGTAATACTTATATTAGTTTAGTCCCCCACGCTTCAACAGTGTTTGCCACAGATTCTTCCGCAGGTAACTGGTTAAAATTTAATTCCGGTATTCGCTGGAGAGATTCATGGGTAACTGGCGCTTTATATTTAAAAGATGATGTTGTAAAAGATGGTATAGGTAATACTTATATAGCAGTATCTGATCATACAGCAGCCTCTGGATTAAATACAGATGTAGTAGCAGGTAAATGGGCAACTTTTGTAACTGGAGGAGCTAATATACTGCCTGTAATTCAGGCAACCGACAGGGGGCAAAGTTTAACAGTTACGGGAGATGGTTCTACTATTGATTGGATTGGTGCTACTCAAAGTGCTAATGTTTATTATGTAGCTCCTCACGGTACGGATACTGTAGGATATGGAGCTAATTTAAGTACTCCTTTTGCTTCAGTTAAATTTGCTTGTCAACAAGCTTCTACTGGTTCCACTATTTTTGTTAAAACAGGTATATATAGCGAACAGTTACCAATTACAGTTCCTAGTAATGTAGCTATTGTTGGGGATAATCAGCGCACAGTAATTATTCAGCCTAAATCAGGTAATAGCGACGACGGTACTACTTTAAATACACAAGCTACAATGTTCTTATTAAGTGATGGTGCTATCCTTAATAAAATGACATTTAAAGGTATGACTGGTTGGACGGTACCCGCAGGAACTAATAGTGATATTACTACTAGTACTATTAAAGGCGTATTTGTTAGATTAAACCCAGCTACTCCTATATATTTAAAATCCCCTTATGTTTTAGAATGTGCAGCAATTGGTTCAGGTGCTGTAGGTGCTTTAGTTGATGGTAGTGTACATGCTACAGGTAATAAATCTATGGTATTTCATGGATATACTATTATTAATGATAATGGGGTAGGTTACTGGTGTAAAGATAATGGTAAAGCAGAAATTGTTTCTTGTTTTACTTACTACTGTGCATTTGGCTATTCTACAAGTACTGGTGGACAGATTCGCGCATTAAATGGTAATAATAGTTATGGTACATATGGCGTAACTTCTAGTGGGTATGATACTACTGAAACTGCTGTAACAGGTACAATTTATGGTAGCCAATTAAATTTTGGTTCTTTTACAGGTAATTTTAATGTAGGTGATACCGTTAGTAATGGTGCAGGAGCAACTGCTATTATTACTAGTGTTCAGACTTCAAGTAGTAAAATTTATGTGGGGCCAATTACTGGTACATTTAACAATAATGATACTATTACCGCTACTAGTGGGGGAGTATTCTCCTTAGCTTCAGTAAGTGGACAAAAAGGCTTTTTACTTGTACTTAGTAATTTAACTGCATTACCTATTGCTGGCGGTAGTATTTCAATTACTGGCGATACTTATAGTTATGTTATTCAAAGTGTAAGTGGTGGATGGACAAACGCTAGTAGTATAGTCTCCGTAACTTTAGCACAAGAAAAGCCTGGATATAGTATTATTGGTACAACTACTCAAGTACGTTATAAGTATAGTCGTGTGCGTTTAACCGGACATGATTTCTTGTCAATTGGTACTGGCGGTGTTGCAACTACTAATTATCCTAATACTCCAACACAGTTAGCTGACGGTAGCAAAGAAACTTTAGAAACTTTCCCTGGTCGTGTATTCTTTGTTAATACGGACCAAGATGGTAATTTCCGGGTAGGTAAATACTTCTCTGTTAATCAAGCTACAGGTAGTGCAACTCTTAATGCTAATGCTTTTAATTTATCTGGACTAACAAGTCTACGTTTAGGTTCTGTTGGTGCTCAACTAGGTGCGCAAATTGATGAATTTAGTACAGACGCTACTTTGTCACAAAATAGTCCTGTTAAAGTTCCTACACAATCTGCTGTAAAATCATATGTAGATGCAGCTAAAGCTGCTGCAATTAGTACGGCGGCTACTGCAACAGCAACAGCCGTTGCTAATGTATCGGTTAATGAAGTTCCTTTTATCAGTACTATTAGTGCAGATAAAACTTTAGCTGCTTCCCGTATGACTTTTAGTATGGATACGCTAACTATTTCAGGTACTGCAGCCTATACTATTAGTAACGGAGCCTACCACTTTGTAATGAATCCAACTGGATTTATTCTTTCAAATACATAAGGATAATTAATGTCAAAATTAATAGCAGACATAATCCAAAGACCGGGAGGGGCAGCTTTGTCCTTTCCGGCCTCCGACGGTACTACAGGCCAGTTCTTAAAAACAGATGCTAGTGGTAATTTATCCTTCGGTGCAGGCGCTACATTTCCTACAAGTATAGCGCCAATTATAGCCCCAGAAAGTAAAGGTATCGTGGGTAGCGTTTCTAGTACAGTAAATCGTGCTAACAACTTCCAGCCATCACCTTGGACTAGTACTGGCCCAGGGGGTACTTATATAAACTACCAAGCCTACCTAGATCCTAATTTAATACAATTTGTTAATATGTGTTTAGGAGATGGTAAAGGCGGGTACGGCTCCACCACAGAGAATTATCTTGGAGATGATGACCGAGGTTCTGGCGCCCGCGCTTTAATGTTTAGTAATGGTAATCGTTTAGGATATAAGCGCGACTCTTATATGCGAATAAATGCTACTGGATATGGGGGACACAGCTTACGTATGATGCCTTTACGTAATACTACAAATGCTGCCATTATAGTTACTTTAGCAGGGTATGCTACAGATTATTGGGAACAGGGATATGAAGGAACAAATTTATTTGTTTTAATTCCTAATACTAGCGTATACAGTACTGTTACTAGTGTTACTACTAGTAATATGGGTACGGGGCAAACTACCACAGATACTTCTGGTACTGCTTTAACTGGAACTTATTCTATTCCTGCTAATACTACTGTAATAGTATGTTTGGCAAGTACAGTATCCTATCAAACTACTTATAGATTTAAAGATACTAACTATTTTTCAGGTGTAAATAACTACCCTACAGGTATAATTTGTGATATGCGTATGCTAACTTCGTTGTATACATCAAGATTTAGCCTTCCTACTTCAGGTACCTGTATCGGTACCTCCTTACTAGCCCCTTTGTGGACTAAAACTGCAACCAATTTCGGAGATAGATAATATGTTTGTAAAATTTGAAAATAATAAAGGTGTACACATTGTTGGTATACTTGGACCAGATGAAAATGTCGCTGATTGGACATTAGTTGATGATTCCTTAATGGATGCTCGTCGTATTATTAAAGATGGAGATACAATTCGTGCGGCTACTGAAGAAGAAGTTGCTGCAGAATTAGCAGAATTACTAGTTAGTAGTACTGCCCGTAGTTTAACTTGGAAAAGAGATGAAGCTTTACGAGCTTCTGATAACTTAGTACTTGCAGATCGCTGGGCATCATTTACCGATGCTCAAAAAGCAGAAGTAACTGCTTATAGAAAAGCTTTACGAGATCTACCAACATTAACAGGATTCCCTTTAGCAGTAACACTTCCAACAGCCCCAGTACTATAAGGTAGAATTTTATGTCAAAAATTATAGTAGACCAAATACAAAAACTTACTGGGGGGGTAGCTGCATTTAATATCCCTACAGTTGATGGTACTGCAGGTCAGTACATGAAAACTGACGGTAGTGCAAATTTGGGTTGGTCTTCTATGACCAACCCAAATGTAGCTTCAATACCTGGAATACCTGTTCCAGAGGGGGTAGGTATTATTGGTAGTATAATGTCTAGAAGTGATA